AAACGCAGCACAACAATTAATTAGAGATTTAGAAGATGGCAACAACATTGAAGATAATAAAAAATTCGTTGACTACTACGATGACTGGATAAAAATTAAGAACAAGAAACAGTTGTCTAGCAAACAATTCTACTGGTATGAAAGATCGATTAAATTATTCAGTGAGTATTTCGGAGAAAATATGTTAGTTAAAAATATCACACGTAGTGAGTATCAAAAGTTTTTAAATCAATACGCACAAGGTCACACAGATGAAACAGTAAGAAAAGTTCACGGTTGTCTTGCTAGATGTATTAAAGACGCGTTATACGATGGCTATTTGAAGAAAGACCCTACTTATAATGTAAATATCAAAGGGACTGAAAAAGCTAAAGATGAGAAATTTAAGTTTATTACGATAAAACGTTGTGTTCAAATCTGATAGAGTAACATCACTTATATTTTCGGTTTCTAAAAATAACTTAAATTGGTTAATAGCATTGTTAAATGTTGCGTATGACTTTTCAGACACCACATTTTCTTTGTTAACTTTTATCCAATCGTTATAGTATTTAATGAATGATGTCTTGTTGTTGATAATTAAACCTCTCATCACTTTGTTTTTAGCTATAGATTCAGCTTCTGTAGCTTCACGTTTTGTCTTAAAACCTTTCTTTTTATAACGTTTGCCTTCATATCCAAAGTCGTAATACCATTTGCCATTCGGTTGTTTTCTTACTGACATTTCATTTCCTCCTCAAAAAAGTAAAAAAATAATAAGGGTAGGTGGACTACCCCTTAAATTCTATCTAAAACCTCATTCTCTTTTCGTTTCATGTATTGTTCCATGAATTTGTAGTCTGGTTGATTGTTAGAGATTGGCAATTTAATAATTTGTTTTTTTATCCTTTGAGTACCCATTTTATAACCATAAGCATATTTGCCTCTTTGACTTTTTATAATTTCACTTAAAAATAAGTTGGCATATTTATTTTTAAGTATCGTTTTTATAAATCTTGTATCTCCGGAATAATATGCGTAATATGGATGGTAAAAACTGTAACCAACTGAACCATTTCTATTAATTCCAATACATTGTTTTGCCACTTTTGTATTGGAAAGTTTAATATCTATAAAGTCAGTAATACCATTATTTAGCGCACTGGAACCTATAAAAGGTGTGTTTCCTGCTTTTCTATTATACTTAGGTAAATCTTTTCCACCATTAACATAAGCTATGTCACCTAATTTGAAATTATCCCACTCAACTTCATTTAACTCTCGCCAGTCAGTGATTTCATGCTTTTGTTTGTCTTTAATTTGTGATTTTAAAGTGAAATATTTTTCTTTGACATATTGTTCCATGAAGTCATAGTCAGGATTACATTGATCATCTACTGGTAAAAGAACTTTGCTTTTCCTCATTCTTTTTGGTCTCCATTTGTTAGCATACGCGTATTTAGAACCAGTTTTCTTTAACAATGGAATTAAAAATAGGGCTATAAATTTATTTATTTCAGAATTTTTTAAGTATAATACAGTTATGTCATGACTACACGTAAATTCAGTATCTTGGTAATATACATTACCTACAGAACCGTTATTAGTAATTGCAAGACATTTACCATTAAAAAATCTTCTATTTGAATCCTTATTACTAATATTACCTACTTTATCATATTTTCTAACTATTGATTTGTTAATAAAGCCTGTTAAGCCGTTATTGTTTTTAGTTGCTGCTAGAAAAGGTATGTTATTAGAATTAATTTCTAAATTTATTGGTGGTTTTTTATTATAATAACCATCTACTATATTAAATACTTCTAAAAAATCAAAAACCTTCCATTTTTTATCAGTCAGTTTCGTCATCGAACAAATACCCCCGGCCATGTAATTTCATATCAAATTCAAAGGATAAGTAATCAGCGATTGTCTTTTCAAAATCTTCATCTGTAGGGATTTCTTCATTGTAATAGAAGAAACTATGCAACCACTCGTCCTCCCACGTAATAGGGGCTTTAACTAAAAAATTAGTGTCAGCGTCTTCATAGTCATTGAGAACATTTAAAAGATACTCTTTTTTAGATTTCTCTGTACCGTCTCCAACTAGCCCAACATGTTTACGTACGACATATCCATCATCAGAAAAGTTAACAAAGTTAACACGTTTCTTATCATCCTGTGGAATACCTGCAGTAAAAACCGCAATACACGGATTTACTCCCACTCCATAAAAGGTATCTTTATTAAGTGTGATTACAGTTTCTAATGAGTTATTATCTAGTATTTCTCGCTTATAATTTTTATCATTCTTAGTTTTTCCTATCATTGTACTTTGTGGAACAATGGCAGCCAATTTAGCACCAGATTTCATTAAAGATAATGTTTCATTAATAAAACTAATTTCTGACAGGTGGCTTAAATTTTTAGTTTTTGCTTGAGAATAAGGCGGATTAATTAATGCTTTTGTAATCTTATCTGTATAAAAATCTTTTCCAACATGGAATATATCATCTCGTTTTAAATTACTTTTACCATCTCCTCGTAAAATCATATTTGTAGTTGCGATAGTAAATAGTTTTTGTTGCAATTCAATTCCATGTAGTTGCTTTTGTTTGATTTGAGCTTGTTTGCTTTCATCTGTTGTTTGATTTAACATCTTATTCATTGCAGCAATTAAAAACCCACCAGAACCACAACACGGGTCTAGCACATAATCATTTTCGTTAATATCTATTAATTCGCACATTAAATTTGTAATGTGTCTTGGTGTTAATACGATACCTAAAGAATTTCCATCACTACCACCATATTTTACAAACTCACCGTAGAAGTTACCTAAAATATCCATATCAGAGTGTTTAATGTTTTTCTTTAATTTCTCATTCAACTTGATAGTGAAATATTTTAAAGGTGTCATCCCTAAATCGTCTCTTACTCTATTTAAAGTTAAGTCATTTTGAATAAAAGTAAAATTGTCTTTTAGTTCACCAATTTTAGCGTGAGGCATTAAACTTTTGTTTCTCAAATATTTATCGATAGCATCGAATAAAATTTCACCGTCTTTTACACCTTCACCTTGTAATCCTTGTAATTTATTAACATTAAAAATTACATCTTCATTTTCTAAAGCCAATAAAATTGCAGATACTACAGATGCTTTCTTTTCTCCTTCGAGCGACCCATAGTTTCTCAAATCTTCATGTAGATCAGCAGCTATTTTATTAACTTCCTTTAATTCTCTTTCTTCTTTTGGAAGCTCTCCTAGAACTGAAACACGGTAAAATTCTTCGATGTTATCCTCTTTAAGATCGTTGAGATTGTTTATATCAGAAATAAATTTATAATTATTTTCATCTACAAAATAAATGCTAATTTTATTTGAATGTCCATTACCGGAAGCGCCAATAGCAAAAGCTTTGCTTACTATATCGGTATTGTTGATAATATGTTTAGCGTAGTGTATAGCACCATTAACAGCGTATTTAGGTACAATATTTTCATCGTCTAAAATAATCGTGTCATCTTCGGAATAGATGTGTAAATTTATGTCGTTTTTATCTTCGATAACAACAAAGAATTCTCTACTAAAAAAAGTGAAATCTGGTTTGCCAACATTGCCATTAAGGCGTTTGCTAGCAGATTTCAAAGCATCCTGTACTTCTATGTTACCGCTGGATTCTCGATAATACTTAACTCCTAATGATTTAATTTCGTCATTCATATATTCATCTATTCCAGATGTTTCATTTGGTTTCAAAATCCAATGACCTCCTCAATTGCTTTTTAACTTTCTTTATTTAATCTACATCTTAATAGTACTTAACTTATATACGTTTTCAAAATCAATATTCTTTAACATATTAATTTCTATCTCTTATTCTATATTTTTATATTCAAACACTCGCAGTGGCTCAAATTGAATAACGTATTTACCATACCGAGTGGAATATCCATGTTTTTGTTTATAATGTTCAATACTTTGTAGGACAAAACCTTCTGTAATTTCAATAGAATTTCTGACTACTTACAACCTTACCAATAATTTTAACTTCATCATCTTGTGAATAAACTTGTGGATAATGTGCAGGGTTGTTGCTTTCAGGGATAAGGATAATTCTATCTTTCTCATATCTCACACGTTTTACAGTAGCGTTGTAGCCATTTATTTGAACGACTGCAATCTGTCCATTTTCTACTACTGCATCTTTTTCTACGATAACTACATCGCCATCTCTAAATTCTTTATCCATACTATCGCCAGAAACTTTTAAACCGAATTCTTCTTTACCTGAATTGAGTTTGTTAGTTGCAAAGTATATGTAATCAATTAAATTTTCTTCACTATATATAGGTAAGCCAGCAGATATTTTTGAAACAACTGGAATCTTTTTGACTGGTAGGGTTTCTATTTGAGGTTGTTCGATATCCATAATTTCCTCTGGTTTAATATTTAACCCTTTACAAATTTTGATGACATTTTCTACCTTAGCATTAAATACTCCTCTTTCTAAAATAGATCTAACAGTTGTATAAGCTAAACCAATTTCTTTTGAAAAAGCTTTTATACTCCCAGATTTCAATTCCATAAGTCGTTTTAAATCTTTTTCTTTAGTCATTTTCGTTTACCTCATTTCTAATTTGTACCTATATAATACCATGCGAAAAATCGTATATCAAGTAAAAATAAAAATAAAAAATGCGAATTTTAGTGTTGACTCAGTACGAAAATTCGTATAAACTTTAGTTAAGCAATCGGAAAGGTTGCTAAAAATTATAATTTTAAATACGAAAATTCGTATTAGGAGGGGTACTATGTTGAAGAATTTCAACGATATTAGAAAAGAGAAAAAAGTATCTCTGGTTGATTTAGCAGACTTATTAGAAGTCAGATACCAAACGGTAGCAGATAAGATAAATGGCGTTTCTGATTTTAAATTTGGAGAGGCATTACTTATTAAAATAGACTCTATAGATTTTAATGATTTATCGGGCTTTGCCAGTAATCATACTACTGGTTTTTTCTGTTCGAACAATCTTAAAAATACACCTAATGGGTATACATCTGGTTCTATTTTACTAGTAAGGACTTTTGAGGAAGTGAATAAAATAATATATACCAATCCTTTTAATAATGATATTTATATTAATACGTCATTGAACAACAAATGGTCAAGATGGAGAAAGGTTGTTTCTGAAGATTACGATACTGGCTGGATTCCACTACCATTAACTAACGGTGCTTCTCCAGATACCTATAGCAGTTCTTATCTACCAGTTTCTTACAGAGTAATAACCCAAGGTGAAAGTAAAACAATTCAAATCATAGGTAATATTAAAAATTTATCTACAGGTCTAGTATTTTCACAACTACCCAATAACATTGCACCAATCAAGACGATTGAATATAAACTCAATCAAAGAACGAGTTCAAATAGCACCCTTGCCTATATTACGAATGATGGAGCGATGAAAGTAGTAGGTACCGCAGACCCAAATAATACGTATATGATTAATCTTAGTTATATAATATAGGAGGTATAATAGTGATACAGATATTCCGAAAAACAGATGGAAAACCTTTTTTGTTTGATGAAACTAAAAAAGGATATGATACAGATTTATATACAGATATTATGCCACCAAGCAATTTATATTGGCCAGTTAAATTTGACGGTGGTGAATGGGTTGGTACACCATACGAGGAATGGAAAAAACAACAAATTGAAGAACCACCCAAGAAAGACGATGAAACTCATAAGGACCAAATAATAGCTGATTTATCACTCGAATTACTAAAAACCCAAGAAGAACTAAGAGATGTTCGCGAGGATATATCAGATTTGACCATTCAATTGTTAGGAGGAACTACTAATGCATGATATCGGAGTTAAATATTATAAAATGGGATATTACACAAACGAACAGTTTGCTTTATTTGTTAAAAGAGGATTTGTAACGCCTGAAGAATATTTAGAGTTAACTGGTGTTGAATACGATCCCGAAAAAGCACATGTGTAGAATTTATTAAGAGTCGACGTTTTACGTTGGCTCTTTTATTTTACTATAAAGGAGATGTAACCTTTGAAAATTAATTGGATGACACGTTTAAAAAACGGAACAACACTCACAGCTTTAGTAGGTGCTATTTTATTATTTGCAAAACAAGTAACCGAAGCATTTGGTATAGATATATCAAGTCAACTTGAAACAATCAGTGGTATTCTGGGGAGTATTATTACATTACTCGTAGCTTTAGGTGTTGTAACTAACCCTAATACTAAGGGAGTTTCAGACGCTGGTATTGACTTCGAATTAAACAAACCACGTAACGAATATACTCACCCTGTACAGTTTGAAAGCGATGTTAAACCACCAAACGCACTAACGCCTAAAACTTACGACACTAGTGAGCCTTTTTCTGATGACAGTGAAGAAGTAGAAGTCGACCACGCTACAGGTGGCTCATCTTACACAGAATTACCAGAAGAAGAACACGACTATTCATCAGATAAAGCTTTAGTGGAGGGAGAAGAATAATGAAAACACAATCTCAAATTAATGCACGTCTAAACGCTTATAAAAACGGTACTGTAGATAGCCCTTACAGAGTAAAAACATGGACGAGTTACGACCCTGCTTTTGGTACTATGGAGCCTGGTTGTATTGACGTAGACCATGCCTATCATGCACAATGCGCAGACTTGCCTATTGATTATATTCTTTGGTTAACTGACAACCAATACAGAGCGTGGGGGAATGCGAAAGATTTCCCTAATAATAAATTCCCTACAGGCTGGAAAGTGATTGAAAACCTACCCTCAACTGTTCCTCAAAAAGGTTGGATTGCCGTATTTTCTAGTGGCACATATGCACAATACGGTCACATCGGTTTGGTTTACGATGGAGGAAATACAAACTCATTTGAAATTCTTGAGCAAAACTGGAATGGTTACGCGAATAAGAAACCTACATTACGTTGGGATAATTACTACGGCTTAACACATTTCATCGTTCCACCCGTAGCTAAAGAGGTACACACTTTAACTACTAAAGTTAAAGAAGCACCTAAACAAACAAAAACTACGACTAAGAAGTCAACTCCAACACTTACGCAACATATTAAAGGTTGGACGATGGATAAGAGAGGTCACAAACCTAAAGCTATTGTAATCCATAATGATGCAGGTTCAATGAATTATAAACAGTATTACAATACCTTAGTAAACGCTGGTTATGATAGACTTGCTCAAGGGATTGCTCACGCCTATATCACTAGAGATGGAATTTGGGAAGCTATTTCTGAAGATAGAATAGGTTGGCATGTTAATGATGGAGTAAAACCTGGAAGTGGTAATTTTGAAACTTATGGTATAGAAGTATGCCAATCTTTATATGCTAGCGATAGTGATTTCTTAAAAAATGAACAAATGGTATTCTATTTCGCAGCGCAAAAACTTAAAAAGTGGGGCTTACCGGCTAACCGTAATACAGTTAGACTTCACAATGAGTTCAGTCAAACATCATGCCCTCATCGTTCAATGAAGTTACACACTGGATTAGATCCATTGCACAACTCAATCACAGAAGCAGCTAGATTGAAGTTAAAAGATTACTTCATTAAGCAAATTCGTCAGTATATGGACGGCAAACAACCCGTTTCTACTACTGTAATCAATAAACCAGGTAGCGCCTCAACACCTGCGACACGCAAAAATATGAATGGCTGGAAAGTAAACCAATACGGCACATACTACAAAGCTGAAAGAGGCACATTCACACCAAATACAGCTATCAGAACTAGATATGTAGGACCATTCACTATATGCCCACAATCTGGTGTATTAAAAGCAGGTCAAAGCATTACTTATGACACTGTATGTAAGCAAGATGGCTATGTATGGGTATCTTATACAGCTAACAACGGTAAAGATGTATGGCTGCCAGTAAGAACATGGAACAAAAATACAGATAGCTTAGGTAAGTTGTGGGGGACAATTAAATAATTGTGATATAATTAACTTACCACGTCATTATACAAGGGTAGTCCTAGCGACTGCCCCTATTTTTTTATGCAAAAAAAGAAGTAAAATGTTGTATAATAAACAGTTGTGTAGTATAATTATATTTGTAAGTTAGTTAATGACTTACAAATTATGTGTAAGGGGGTGAAAGCCTCATGCTAGACATAATAAAAACACTCCTAGAACATCCAGTATTGGCAGTACTGATAGTTCCAGAAGTGTTAAAACAACTTAGAAAATGGCACCTCGGTTACCTAGACCGAAAGCCAAACAACAAAGATTAAAATTATGTTTGGAGCCTTAGGGCTCCTCCTTACACTTATATATTATAACATTATTTGGAGGTTTTCAATTATGACAGGACAAATTTATTTATCGTTGTTTATATTAAGCCTACCATTGTTACTATTCATAGGAAGAAAAACGCATTTTTATTATTTAGACAAAAAGAATGGACGTAGATAATATGAGCGATTATAAATTAAAAATAATTGAATTGATCGAAAGTGATGTAACAGGATATCAGATTTACAAAGATACTGGAATATCACAATACGTACTATCACAATTAAGACAAGGTAAACGTGATGTTGACAATTTAACTTTGAATACTACCGAAAAGCTATACGCGTACGCTAAAATAGTGTTATAATATTAATGAGGAAACAGTGTTTAACACTGGCATACTATCATTTGGAATGTATGTTTTATTATGTGCATAGGACTTGCTTGCGTTTAGCAATAAGAAGTTGCCTGCACCGTTTACTTTTAACCACCCACACATGTCAATGGGTGGTTTATTAATTTCAACCGCTTCGATTTCGACACGGATAATCTAAAACTGTAGAATTCGATGTGTTCTATAAACAAAAATACGGAAGTATACACATTAGATATTAATCGAGTGTCTATACTTCCGTACATAAGTTAATAAAATTCTATATCGTTTATTTTAATAGAATGCCTGTTTTTAAGCTTTACATATTCTATGTCAATAGACTTAATAGCCATCTTAATAAAATCTGCTTTATCTTCTAACGAGAATATCTTCCATGATTCCAACAATACATTTTTAAAATTTTTTATTTTATCTACATCTAGTGTTTTTCTTGGCACTAATTCTTTTTGCTTTTCATATTCTGCGATTGTTTCGTCTGTTTCTTTAATCAATTCAAATAATTCTTCTTCTTGCATTAACCCTTTAGCATATAATTTATGATACCTTTTACGTTGTTCCATAATTTTATCTATATCAATAGTAACAACATCATCTTTTTGTTTTGTCTTTACTTCATATTTATCTAAGTCTAGTTTAGATAGGTAATCACGAAACACTCTCAATGCTTCATTCTCTGAAAAACCGAAACTTTGTTTTTTAGTCTTACATGTGTTGCAATAATACGTTTTATAGGTAACATAGCCTTTCTTTCTCTTTTTTGTTGCTGTGTTCATTGTTAATGTGCCACCACATTTTGGGCAAATAAATTTACCTCTGAATACTGATACATGACTGACTATTTTAGTGTTGATTCTTTCTTCTAGCCTTTCTTTTATTTGTTGATACATTTCTTCGGTAATAATAGGTTCGTGAGAGTTTTCTATAAATACATCTCCCCAAGTATAATGTCCTCTTGTGATAGGGCTTCTTAGCGCTCTTGTTATTGTTCTATCTTCCCATCTTTTTCCATTAGGAGGTGGTATATCTGAATCGTTTAATTTCCTAGCTATACCTTTTGAACTGACACCTTTCAAAACTTCATCATATGCCCACAAAACTACTTTTTTGTAATCATTAGGAACATAAGTATTATCTACACGGTCATAATAAAAGGGTGGTGGTGTGAGTATCATGCCTTGCTTAATTGCTGCACGTTTACCCATCATTACTCGTTCTCTAATCGTTTCACGTTCCCATTCAGCCATAGCACCAACTAATGTAACAAATAGCCTACCCATAGCTGTAGATGTATCATAAACTTCAGTAGCACTTCTGAACGCTACGTTATTCTGTTCGAATATCTCTAATAAATCAAGTAGATCACGTACGTTACGTGTAAGCCTGTCTAACTTATACACTAAGACTAAATCAAATTTTTTAATATCTTTCATCATACGTTGTAATTCCGGTCTGTCACGCTTAGCGCCAGAGAAACCGGCGTCTATAAATACATCTGATACGCTCCAGTCGTTTATCTCACAAAATGATTTGAGCTTCCTTTCTTGTTCTTCAATAGAATAACCATGTTCTTTTTGTTCTAATGTACTGACCTGACACGAACGTAAATAGCTACGTTCATAATTCATCACTCCCTAAAAAGATAAAAAAATAATAAGGGTAGACATGCTACCCATAATTTTATTGTGAAGTTAACCTTAAAGTTTCTCTGTATTGTAAAGCTTTTGGTTCGTCTGTAAATTGAACTGTATTATTGTGTTCTGATAAAATTTTATCCTTAATTTCATCAATATTAACTTTAAAGAATTCTTTTCTTCCATTAACTTTATTAACTTTATATTTTTTAAAGTGATTGTGCAATTTGCTTTCGAGTTCAAAAGCATTTTCAGAAAAAATTAAAGCGTGTACATCGAATTCAAAGGGAACAGAAGCGCTACTTAATTCATTAATTCTGTCCATAGGTTCTAATCTTCGTGTTACTCCAATCTTATAAACGTTTTCTCCAAACGAACCGATATTAGATATTACATAAACAAATCCTGACTGAGCATTTTCTTTTCTATCTTCTATATTTTCTCGTTCAGAACTTAAATTTTTGAGAGATTCGTCTAATTCTTTAATTTTTTCAATATATAATTCTTTTTCGACTTGTAGGTTAGTGTTATTAAGATACTTAGTCAGTTTTTCAATTTCGTTATTATGGTGTTTAATATCTTTATCAAGATCTTTTAATTTTTTCTCCATCTCTTTTTCGGCTTGTTGTATTTCTTTCATTCTAGCTCGTTCTTCTCTTCTGACTATTTTTTCATCTTCTTGCTTAATTTTGTGTTTGTGTTTTAAATCTAACATCTCAAGTTTTATGTCTAGTAAGTCTTCTGGAATACGTACATTATCAGTTTCAAAAATTTTATTTATTCCTTCATAACTTTTAAATATTTTGTTCTGCAAACTTTCAATGTTTTTACCGTTTACATTATTAATTATTTGAGAAGTTTCAGCATTAAACAATCTTATAATTTGTTTAGCTTGCGCATTTTGATGTTTCTTATCCTCTTTAGAATCATTAAATATTTTCACTTTTTCAAGACTCACTAAATCTCTTTCTTTCATTTCTAATTTTTTTATGTGTGTATTAATTTCAGACGAGTCTACTTCTAGTAAATCAAAAGGATAAGTTAACTCTACATCATATTTAATCAATTTTTCATTTAGATAATTAGTTATTTGCTCAAGTTTTTTTGTACCTCTTTCTATATTTGTCATCAAATCTATTTTTAAGTTCTGCAGCTCTTGTATTTCACTTTCCAAACTCTTATTTTTTTCTTTCAATTCTTGGAATGTTTCCACATCAGGTTCTGCAATTTTTTTAACAACTATTAATTTAAATAATGCATATATCGATAGAACAAATGGGATTATAGCAATTCCCGGAGTGCCTATACTAATCAAAGACGTTACAAGGATGGTCCACATTATCCATTGCTTTTTAAAATTTTCTGTTTTCATTAAACTTCTCCTTTGTTTATATTTCTTTATATTTAAAAACTCTCAACGGATCAAATGTAATTAAGTATTCTCCGTAGTGAGTTCCAATACCATATTTATTTTTGTAATGTTTCAATATTTCTACTATGTACTCTTCACTTAATTGAACATACTGCGCTAGTTCATATAAGTTACTTACACCGTAATGATGTGCTTCTACGATAATACGTATGGGCAACGCCGCCTCGTATCCATGACGTCTTGCATAGTTTTCGAACTTACGATTAATCCATTTGGACTGGTCTAAAATATTCCCATATGTAAGTTTATGATGCGCTAATTCTTCGAAGAGAACCTCTGCTTTGCGTGTTTCGGATAGGTTGCTATTGATTAAAATTAAGTCATTTAACCACAAACCGTGTAAGTCGCTAGGCATAACATCGGTTTCTTTTACTTCTATGTAATCGTGTTCTATCAACAACTCTTCATATAATCCCATAAAAAACACCCTTTATTTCCGTTTGCTTCTAATAAAATCTGCGTAGTCTAGTACACGTTGCCATTCATCATCTGTTAATTCTCCTTCAAGATGAGCTGCACGATGTTGTGCTTCGGTTTCTGGTTGTTTATTTTTTAATAATAAACTTTCGGGAGTAACGTTCAATGCATTTGCAATTTCAGCTATATCTTCCATAGGTATTTTTCTACTACCATTTTCATATCTTGATAATGTAGATTTATTAACACCTATTTTAGTTGCAAAATCAGTTAAATTTATATTGTTCTCTTTACGTAGTTGTTTTATTAATTTACCTATTTCTGCTGAAGTTCTCATTTTAAATTTACCTCCGTTTTGTCTATAACAGTATATTATCACTTTTCCATATAGGAAACAACTAGTATTTTAGGAAATTAAAAATATTTTTTCGGGATTATTGTTGACAATTAGGAAACTAGAGTTTAAGATTGAGTTAACTTCAAAAAAAGGAGGTGACAAAATGTATGAGTTCAACGTTAAAAGAATGAAGGCTGAACGCATTGCTAAAGGCATTTCTCTTTCGGAGATGGCAGAAAAATTAGAAATGACTCCAGGTACTTATTCAAAAAAAGAAAACGGACATATTAGAATTAACGTTGACGATTTAGCAAAGGTTATCGAAGTATTAGAATTACCACAAGATAAGTGCGGTATTTTTTTTACACATGTAGTTTCCAAAACGTCAACAAAAGAACGACAAACAAATTAATAAGGAGGTAAAGTTTTGAAAAATATAGAAGTTGTAGACATCAACAAATTAAAATTCGACGCTGACATCAACCAACTCGTTCCGGAAATGACTGAAAAAGAATTTGATGATTTAGTTACAAACATCAAAATGCAAGGCCAACACACACCGATACACATCAATTGGGACAACACAATTTTAGATGGCCGAAATAGAGTTAAAGCTTTAAAGAAGTTAAACATCAATGAAGTTAAAGCTATTAGAGAAAATCTCGAAAAAGATGAAGCACTTAAATTTGTGAGAGATACCGCAGTGGAACGTAGAAATCTAACTGCTAATCAAAGATTGAACATAGTGTTAAATGCCAAAGATTTAATTGGAGACATTCAAGAAAGAGCGAAAGAAAAAAGACGAAAAGCAATGAGTAAAGCTCATCAAAATAATCCGAATAACCAAAAAAGTAACAGTTTTGGTTCAGCTGAACCAAAACCATCGAAAGAAGAAATTCACGCCATTGAAGAGACGCCAAAAACCAACCAATTCGACACACCAGTACACGAGAACAAAGAATTAGCAGAACTTGCTGGCGTTAGTAAATCAACGGTAGTTAGAGCAAAAAAGGTTAAGCGGGAAGATCCTGAAACTTATGAAAAAGTCATCAAAGAAAATAGTGGTTGGAATAAAGCTTATAACGAACTGCCATCAGTTAAAAACAAAGAGTATCAAAAAAACCTCAAAAATAAACGTATAGAGGTGGAAAGTGAAGTGTCTAATGAAGAACTAGAATTATTAGCTCAATCTCAAACTTTAATAAAAAGATTTCAAGATTTAGCATTATGCACTAAAAATTCAAGCGACATTGAAAAAGTAATAAATAAAGCTTTAAAAACAGATTTTGAAGATATTAAAGAAGCTTACTTCAAAGTAGAAAGATTATTTTCATTAATTGGATTAAAAATAGAAGCAAATGGAGGAACTAAATAATGAAAAAATTAAATGATTTTCCAAGCAGAACAGAAAAGGTAGTAATTAAACAATTGGGAGTAGATGAAACATATCAACGACCAGTATCAAAAGCTAAGGTAAATAAAATTGTTAAAAATTTCAATCCTATCGGCATGGGACCAATCCTAGTATCTGAAAGAGAAGATGGAAGTCTTTGGATATTTGATGGTCAACACAGAATAGAAGCATTAAAAATTCTAGGCGAATTAGTTTGGGAAGTAACAATTTATTCTGGAATGACATTAAAAGATGAAGCTACTGCATTTAGATTATTACAAGAAGGTTCTAAAGCAAATGCTGCTGAACGTTATGTAAGTGAATTGGCTGCTGGTGTAAAAGAAACTATAGCAATCGAAAATCTATTAAATCAAAACGGATTTACCGTTAATAGAGGAAGTTCAAAATACACTATCCAAGCTGCAGATACTGTCAAAGAAATTTACAGAAAATATGGACCTAAAAATCTTAAAGACACAGTTTGTTTGATTAGAGATTCATTAGGAACACAACAAAAAAATTATATAGCTGTAATTTTATTAGGCGTTTCAGAATTTATCAAACAATATCCAGAGCATGATAGAAAATGGATCGTCAGAAAGTTAAACGAAGAAGGTTTAAATTCTTTCAAATATAAAATTGCAGATTATCATCGTTCTACTGGAAAAACAAAAAAAGTTGCGACTGTAAAGACGCTGGTACGAATTTACAATCACAACAAAACTAAAAGACTACAATTAGAAGATTAAATAACAAGTTAATTATACCACA